GCTGTCGTTCTCAAAATCGGTGGAGCTGCATGACAAAGTCATCGGGCATTATCTGAACATAAAACACTATCAATAAGTTGGAGTCATTACCAACTGTCAGAACAAGTGCAAATGCTGTATTCATTGCCAGCATCCTTTTTGTATCGGACGTAAACGGGCCAGCATTGAAAGAATGCATATTTTATTTAATAACTCCCGTTCGTGTTTTCTCTTGTTAATGGCATCTTCAGTAAATACAGGGTTACTGATAGTGACACCAATTTCAAAACAACCTTCAGACGTATTAACGTTTGGTAATAACGTTTCCATTATCGCGTCCTCAACAATGAATTTTGTGATGCGGTGCCTGGTGCCTCCAGGTGACGTTAACCAGTTAACAATTAACGCCGGATACAGAGAATCCACCCATAACACTGTTTTTGGTTTTAACTGTTCCGCGTGCGCTTAGCCGCATTCACCGCATCACAAAATTCACTTTAAAAAGGGCGGCAGAGCAGTCACGGAGTAAAACTGATACCGCCAAACGTCACCAGAAAATTGATAACAGAGGGCGTTGCAGCGGGGTTGTCACTTAAGCGTATGGTCAACCTGACAACCCGGTGTCCTCAACGGGGAAGGAATAACCCCGCCATACTTACCGCCGCGCCATTTCGCGGGTTGCCACAACCGGAAGCGCACGGTCGACGAAAATTTAACGACAGGCTATCTATGAACCAGCTACCTCGCCGTGCGCTTTCGCGTTATGGTCTGACTTTTCAGGGAAATATCCTTTCAGTAAACTGTCAGTGCCGGATGTTCACCCGTGTCCGGCGCACGCACTCCACCTCACCCGTGGAGAACTCCTTAATTACCAACCTTAGCTTCGTTGGTTAGCTATTAACGCGGGTATGTAATCATTCTGGCAATGCTTAATGCCGCTGCTTTTTCCAGCCTGGTGATATCCTGCTCCAGAGCGGACAGATTTTCAGCCTGCTTAGCCCTGGCTTCATTGGCCCATTTCAGATCCTGCGCTGCATTAATTTTCTGGCGCATCCACTCATAAAGTTCATCATCGGTATAGTCTGGCGCGATGATGACGGGTTCTCGTTTCTGCATACTGATTCCTCGCGGTGCTGCTTCGCTTATCAGCCGTTAGATTTTGCCGAACTGGAAAGCGCCTGTTTAAATTCGTTGAAGCTGAGAGCTTCTTCGCCTTCGGCAAGACCTTCGAAGTATTCTTCGTAAGCCTTTTCCATGATTGTGTCGAAATCCATATCACTCACCTGAGTTTCTTTCCAGCCAGCGACGGGCACCATTTTCGGTTTTAAACGTTTTGCTTTTGGTATACGTCATCGCGGTGAATGTGCCGTCCTGGTTGGGAAACACGCCGTACACCAGAGATTCGTTGTTGCCAAGATTGATAGTATCCATGTTGACCTCATTTCCCCTTAACGCCGGGGTAGCGGAACAAAAACCTGCTGCATAGTTATTAAAGTTGAACCCTGCCGTCATGTTCTTACGCCTCGGGCTGGCTACTTAACCCCTGACCACTGCTTGGTAACTCGAAGTATTGCCCTGCATTCTGTGGGGTGGGGTGAGGGAATGAATGAAGTTTAGAAAAATGAACTTTTCAGGTCAATGTTTTTTTATCAAAACATTTTAAGCAGGCAGCTGTTAAGCCATCACCACGATGGCATACAGTTAATCAAATAGATGAGGTTGGTTAAATATCTTGTTGAATTTTAAAGCATACGCCCAATATGCAAGATAGATCATCCAGCATAATTGAAGGGTAGCGAGGATTTGTGGGGACTAAAAGAATATCCGGCCCTTCTATCTCCAGTTTACGAATGACAGGTGTTGTGGTCCCTTTGGGTAAGGCAAGGACAATATTTCCTGGTTGTACGGTTCGATCGGGATCAACAAAAACTGTTGAACCATTTGGGATGGAAACTCCCCCACCAGATGTTGACATACTGTCACTCTCTAGAACAACTGCAAAGGTATTGGCCGGGATTTCTCCGACAAGCTGCACACAAGAGGTTATTGAGGAATTTTTCATATAATCACTCCAGCTTGCTGCCTGCTGAAGTGATAGTAGCGGAACCGTTTTTATCGGCGGTAAAGATAGATCAAGCGAATCACCTGTATTTAACTCTCCTCCATTAAGAAGCCAATTTTCGTTTACTTTCAATATCTTTGCCAGTGAACTTATGTAACGCGAGGACGGCGCTCCTCCACCGTTCATCCATTGACTTACGGAGCCTTTTGATGCGCCAGTGGCATTGACAAGGTCTTTGCCTTTCAGGTTTAGCGCATGCATACGTTGGGTTATGCGTTCAGATATTGTTTGCTTGCTCATGTTTTGATTTTAAAACACAGATGGTTTTGTTTCTTGACTTTCTTTGGTTTTGATTATTAAACTTTTGGCGTTCAGTTTTATGGAGCGACTCATGAAAAAATCAGAAGTATTAGGCTATTTTGGCGGAGTTGTTAAAACAGCCGCAGCTCTAGGAACGTCAAAAACCACAGTCAGCATGTGGGGGGAAGAGGTTCCGTGGAAATGGGCGTTGCTAATTCAGGCAGTCACTGCCGGGGCGCTCAAATATGAGTTACACATACCGACGGTTGTCATTCCCGGTTCTGATCATAATCCGCCTTCTAACCAAGGGGGGGATTCATGAAAATCAAGCATGAACACATCCGCATGGCGATGAATGCCTGGGCGCGTCCTGATGGCGAAAAAGTTCCAGCAGCTGGAATAACCCAGGCTTATTTTGAGTTGGGTATGACGTTTCCTGAACTGTATGACGACAGCCATCCGGAAGCCTTGGCTCGCAATACCCAGAAAATTTTCCGCTGGGTAGAGAAAGACACCCCTGATGCAGTTGAAAAAATTCAGGCGTTGTTACCAGCGATCGAAAAGGCAATGCCACCTTTGCTGGTGGCCAGAATGCGCAGCCACAGTTCAGCTTATTTTCGGGAGCTGGTGGAGACGCGGGAGCGATTGGTGAGAGACGCTGATGATTTTGTCGCAGTGGCAATCGCCGGTTTCAATCAGATGAACCGTGGTGGCCCGGCAGGAAATGCTGTGGCAGTACATTAACTGACAATAGCCATATCGAATCGCTTCCGGCAACTCGTGAGTAAAAAGATTCGGTATCAGAAGAGGTGAGTATGGCTAACGCCTGGCTCAGATTATGGCATGACATGCCAAATGACCCTAAGTGGCGAACAATTGCCAGGGTGTCAGGGCAGCCAATTGCAACAGTGATGGCAGTGTATATCCACCTCCTGGTGAGCGCGTCACGAAATGTCACGCGAGGTCACATTGATGTCACGACAGAAGATTTGGCAAGTGCGCTCGACGTGACAGAAGAGGTAATTGATTCAATTTTGCAGACGATGCAGGGGCGGGTACTTGATGGTGATTTAATCACTGGATGGGAAAAACGCCAGGTGCTTAAAGAGGACAACGGCAATATTTCGCAAACCGCAAAATCTCCTGCAGAGCGCAAGAGGGCGCAGCGAGAGAGGGAAAGAAAGCGGGAACAAAATGGCGATGGTCACGGCGCGTCACGAAATGTCACGCACATGTCACGACGAGTCACGACAGATAAAGATACAGATAAAGATACAGATCAAGAAGATCAAAACACTATGGTCCATGGCGTAAAAAACGCCACGAACCAGGCAGGGGATGTTCAGACCGTCAATCTTGGTCAGCCAGCAGGCACGACACCGGAAGCCGATTCAGCGTATGCGCTGAAAGCCGATTCGGGCGCTGTGCAGCAGGTGATGACCGCAAGGCCGGAGCAATCACACCAACTGCAGCAGCCTGAAGCCGATTCCGCCATTCAGTGGGAAGCCGATCGGGTAGTCCCGGAAAACACCGGGCAGTCTGTGGGACGAGTGGATTATCCGGATGTGTTCGAACAGGTCTGGCGGGAGTACCCGTTGCGTGCCGGGGCAAACCCGAAGAAATCCGCTTTCAGTGCCTGGAAGGCCAGATTACGCGAGGGGGTGCCACCAGAGGCAATGCTGGATGGCGTGAGGCGTTACGCAAGATACCTAGCGGTTACCGGGAAAACGGGAACGGAATTTGTTCAGCGGGCGACGACGTTTCTTGGACCGGACCGGAATTTTGAAAACCCCTGGTTGCTCCCGGTAAGCGGTACGAACAACCAGCGTTGTGTGAATCATATTTCTGAACCGGATACCGAAATTCCACCGGGCTTCAGGGGGTAAGTGTGTATTTCTGGTCATGAGGTAATTTTCAGGAGGGCTTGTGGCAAAAGTTTTTACACAAGAAGAGCGGGAAAAAATTAAAGGGCAGGTTCTTGAACTCGTACGCCAGAGTGGGCGCGAGACGTTACGACAACTGGAAGCTAAAACTGGGGCAACAAGATATCTGATGAGTGTTCTCGCCAGAGAGCTGGTTGCCAGTGGCGATGTATACAACTCTGGCTGCGGGTTATTCCCGTCGGAGCAGGCACGTAAAGACTGGCAAAACGCCCGTAAAAAGCTCTCAAGGGCAAAGCTGAAGAAACCATCTGCGGTTGATCCGGACCTTATCTGGTCATTACCAGACGGAGAAATACGCCGCTACGACAGGCGCCTGAATATAATCTGTCGCGAGTGCCGGAAGAGCGAAGCTATGCAGCGTGTACTGGCTTTCTATCAGGGTAATTTTCAGGAGGCGGTACTGTGAGTGAAATTAGCTATCAGGCTTCAATTGCCGCTGGCATTCGCATCAAAGGAGAGGAGCATGGAAATAAAACCAGAGGATTAGTTAAACAATATCGTTTTATTTCCGATAAAAGAGGATGACCCTCGTAATCAGGTTAATTTTCTTTATGAGCCATCGGAAAGACCATATTGCCATCACGCCTCTGTCCGGGTTGACGAAAAAGAGCGTCAGGTCCGCTGTAAAATCTGCGGTGCAGTTGTGGAGCCATTTGACTGGATGCTCTCTGTGGCGAAAAGAGAAACCAGACTGGCAGATGATGTAAGGTTATTGCTCCAGGAGGAACAGGAAAGGCGGAAAAATATAGAAAAGCTAATTCAGATTGAGCGTAACGCGAAAGCGCGGATACGCAGGGCGACAAAATCAAGAACTGAATAATTAAATTTAGCACTGTTAAAAATTTAATCCTTAACCGGAGGGGGGGGCACCCTCAGAACATCAGGAGGCTGTCCGGCAGGGCGGTAGTTAAATGCGAAAGTTCAAAATAATTATTGAAACGGGAATAGCCGGTGGAGATTTCGAGGATGAATTCGAAGTGGATGATGATGCGACGCCTGATGAAATACATGACGAAGCAAAAGATATTTTCTTTAACTACTGCAATTACTCATATCACGAAATAAAAGACGAAGAGGAAGAATAAAATGGCTGATTTTGCTTCAACTAAATATAACGCCAGTTTTGAAGAATGGCATGAACTGTTAATGGACTATGTAGAGTTACCGCGGTGGAAGCATGGCGTGATATGAAGTTGCATAAGAAGTTGCTTTCTTTATCTGGAAATAATATATCCTCTAACGGGAAAGAAATAGAAAATGGTGACTTTAATGAACCCAACCCCCAATAAAAAGAGGTTGGGAATACTATGGTTAAATTAGAGTAAATATCTTGGATATCTAAAATTAGGTTACTTTTACGCCTATAAAGGTGTAATCATCCATTATGTTTTTCTCAATCCTTTTTCTTAAACTACTCGCAAAAGCTGTTGGTGAGAGCATTGTCTTCTCAGAAAACCTTGGTCTGACATCCCAATGCTTATAGGCACCATCAGTCATTGCATAGAGTTGAAGATAGCCATTATAAATTAGCTGGCTAATCGGAAAAGACATTAACTCAAAATTCAAATCCGTTGTATTTGATAAAGCATTCGTTAGGACTGAAGATAGCCGTTCTTTATGATTTCTTAAATTACGTAATTTATGTTCACCAGAATCAAGGAGTTCTTGATATCTCGTTTGATCAGTGGTTAACTGATTTAGTTTATTGTTTTTATTGAAGTATACTCGGCAATCACCGGAATGACCAATTAACACTTCATTTTTTTTGATCTGAACAATTGTTAAGGTTGTTGCAGTGCTAATATCTAAATTGTCAATTTCTTTTTTAGCTGAATGAAATGCACTTTCAATTGAGAAAAAGGAAGTGCCTAGCGTGTGTCTAATGCCACGAATGGCTGCATGAGATGCAAGCATTGAATGTTCAGAGGAACCAACCCCATCAGCTACTGCAAAGACAATGTTAAAATCGCTATCAAAAGATGGCGGTAAATAAAAGTCTTCATTTTCTTTTTTTTGGGGTTGTTTTAGGCTAAAACATGCCATTTCAATTATGTTCTTCATGATTTACCTCCCCCGTCACTTTTAAAAAATCTTCCAGTAACTCCCGTGTGCTTTGATATCGTTCTTCAGGCCAATGTGCGCAACATTTTGCAATCAATCTTTTTAATTTTTCACTTCTTTCTGTGGGATATATATCAGTGATAATTTTACCTGCTGCAAATATGTCGCTTTGAAAAGAAAAAAGACCGCTATCATGTATTTCGGGCGCTCGATATCCATCTGTGCCCATGTGATTAGGCTTAAATTTTGTTTTGATTTCGGCCCGTAAGGTATCTCTGTCTTTTACTAGACCAAAATCAGATATTTTATACTTTCCATCGGCATAATAAAGTATGTTTCCTGGTTTTAAATCACGATGTATATAGTTGTTTTCATGTATGGTGATAATTCCTTTTAAAATCTGAGTAACAGCAGACTTCCTCTCCGCGTAATTCATACCATTGCGGATGGCTTCATATAAATTACACTCTGCCAATTCCATAACAAAATAAGGTTTATCACCATTTGTATTAAATAAAACTATTGGCGCTATTGAATCATAGTTTATTCTATTGAGAGTGCATTGTGTTTTGATCTCAACTAAAAAACGCTGTCTTAAATCAGTCAACTCTTTTATAGCGGTCTTGTCAAAGTCCGGGCAAGGTGAAAAGTATTTGCGAGCATATGTGGTCATGTGGGTCTGGGTTAAGTTATAGACATCAACCTTAAATACTTCGCCAAAACTCCCTTGTCCTAAACTGCGACCATCTTTAAGTAAATAATTACCGCACCGATCCACGGCGCCCCCTTAACTCTCAGTAATGGATTGATAAGACTGGAAAAACATGCATTACCTCCTTTTATACACGTTTGCTATTTTTATTGCAATGCCTCACCTGTGGGCACTTAGAAAGGTGAGATTCTGATGAGTCTTTAACTGATTGAATTCGTTCCAATGTGGGAATCCCACATCGGGAGAACATTACCAATAGGGATAAAAACGATTTGTGGGAAAAGGGGAGTTAAGTAAAATTGCTGCGGGTGCTTGAGGCTATCTGCCTCAAGCATGAACACCAAAGGCAGATAGAGAAAAGCCCCAGTTAACATTATGCGTCCTGCAAGACGCTTAACATTAATCTGAGGCTCAATCTATGAACGGCAAATCTAGGTTAGCCTCTTACGTGCCGAAAGGCAAGGAGAAGCAGGCTATGAAGCAGCAAAAGGCGATGTTAATCGCCCTGATCGTCATCTGTTTAACCGTCATAGTGACGGCACTGGTAACGAGGAAAGACCTCTGCGAGGTACGAATCCGAACCGGCCAGACGGAGGTCGCTGTCTTCACAGCTTACGAACCTGAGGAGTAAGAGACCTGGCGGGGGAGAAATCCCTCGCCACCTCTGATGTGTCAGGCATCCTCAACGCACCCGCACTTAACCCGCTTCGGCGGGTTTTGTTTTTTCCTGGCATTCTGGTTTACAATTCGCACGCCAGCCTGAACAACTGGCACCTGCTGCGCCAGCAGAGACAACCGATGGCGCACGATACCAAATTACACAATTCTGATAATTCAGCCGTCTTTGCCAGCAGGCACGGGCGGCGCTCTCACGCATTTAAATCTGATTGGTACCAGCATCCCCCATGTACTGAAGAACAAGCTGAATGGCTAATTCAGTGCTACCGCAGACACGGATACGAGATTAAGAAAGCCCTCAGCCTCGATTATCGTCACTGGATAATCTCCGTCAGGCTTCCTTACTCCGAACGCCCACCGCGTCCGTCCCGCACATTCCAGCAACGGATCTGGAGGTAACGTGCGGGTATTACTTCGACCTGTTCCGGTACCGGAACTTGGGCTGGTGGTGCTAAAGCCGGGCCGTGAATCCATGCAGGTATTTCATAACCCTCGAGTGCTGGTGGAGCCGGAACCGAAAAGCATGCGCGGTCTGCCATCCGGGATTGTTCCTGCCGTTCGCCAGCCACTGATGGAAGATAAATCATTACTGCCATTTTTCAGCGACGAACGGGTGATTCGTGCTGCTGGCGGCGCAGGCGCATTGTCTGACTGGCTCCTGCGTCATATTAAATCCTGCCAGTGGCCTCATGGTGACTACCATCACAGTGAAACCGTCATACATCGTTACGGTACTGGCGCGATGGTATTGTGCTGGCACTGTGACAACCAGCTGCGCGACCAGACATCAGAGTCACTCGGGCAACTTGCACAACAAAACCTGTCAGCATGGATGATTGACGTCATCCGTCACGCAATGAATGGCACACAGGAGCGGGAATTATCGTTGGCTGAATTATCCTGGTGGGCGGTCCGCAATCAGGTGGCGGACGCGCTACCGGAAGCGGTATTACGTCGTTCGCTGGGGTTGCGTGCGGAAAAAATCCGCTCAATGTACCGTGAAAGCGACATCGTGCCGGGAGAGCAGACCGCCACCAGCATACTGAAGCAGCGCACAAAAAATCTTGCGCCGCTGCCTCACGCCCACCAGCAAAACCCGCCACAGGAAAAGACGGTGGTAAGCATTGCCGTTGATCCGGAGTCACCGGCTCAGTATCTCCAGCGCCAGAAACCACAACGGGAAGAGATGCCTGTATACACGCGTTGGGTAAAAACGCAGAAATGCATGACGTGTGGCAATCAGGCAGATGATCCGCATCACATCATTGGTCATGGACTTGGAGGGATGGGAACAAAGGCTGACGATTTGTTTGTTATTCCGCTGTGCCGTAAATGTCATAACGAACTGCACGCCGGGGTAAAAGATTTTGAAGAAAAACATGGCAGCCAGCTGTTGTTGCTGATTCGTTTTTTAATGCACGCGAGAAATTCGGGTGTCCTGAAGTGGAAAGCATGAATGACTGAACGCATAGAATTTGTTTTACCTTACCCGCCGACGGTGAATACCTACTGGCGACGTCATGGCAATACGTATTTCATCTCGGAGGCCGGAAAGCGTTATCGCCATGATGTGGCGCTAATTGTTCGCCAGCAGCGGTTGAAATTAAACCTGTCCGGAAGGCTGGCGATAAAGATTATTGCGGAGCCACCGGATAAGCGCCGCCGCGACCTGGACAATATCCTGAAGGCACCACTGGATGCGCTGACGCATGCCGGACTACTTATAGACGACGAGCAGTTTGATGAAATCAATATTGTGCGCGGTCAGCTCGTTCCTGGTGGGCGGCTGGGGATAAAAATCACAGAACTGGAGTGCGCATGAATAACCAGTATTTACAGTTTGTGCGTGAGCAGCTCATTATCGCCACCGCTGATTTGAGTGGGGCAACAAAAGGTCAGCTTGAAGCCTGGCAAGAGAATGCCATGTTCGATACAGGGCGTTACAGGCGAAAAAAAATCCGGTACCGCGATGAAGTGACTGGAAAAATGATAACGCGGGATAATCCACCAATTCCGGGAAAGCAATCGCTGGCGAAGGGGACGTCAATTCCTCTGGTCAGTCCGGTTGAGTTTTCGACATCATCGTGGCGGCGGGCTGTTCTGTCTCTTGAAGAACATCATAAAGCCTGGTTGTTGTGGTGTTACAGCGGGAGTATTTGTTGGGAATATCAGATCGCGATAACACAGTGGGCGTGGAATGAATTTAATACTCAATCCGGTACCAGAAAAATTGCAGGGAAAACGCAGGAACGCCTGAAAAAATTAATCTGGCTGGCGGCGCAGGCAGTAAAAGCAGAACTTTTTGGTGGGGAAGGTTATGAATACCAGGAGCTGGCATTACTGGCGGGAGTGACAACTAAAAACTGGTCCAAAACATTTACTCGTCACTGGGTTGCAATGAAACACATTTTTTACCGACTGGATAGTGGGGCTTTATTGTTTGTAATGAGAACGCGTTCAAAACAAAAGGCGGCATTTTCAAAGCAAAGTGTTGCAAAAGTAGATTGAAAGGCATATATTTCATGCAAATCTGATATTTTGCCGATTTTGTACGTGATGGCAAAAGCAAACAAAACCCGCCGAAATGCGGGTTTTTTGTGCCACTTATCTCGGATAGACATGGTGAATGCGCTGGTGGAGGAAGCAAGGGGGATTTTTAACCAGGTGATTTTTGAATGCTTGCAACATTGATTTTGTAACGTTATTATCCTGCGCCCGGCCCTTTAGCTCAGTGGTGAGAGCGAGCGACTCATAATCGCCAGGTCGCTGGTTCAAATCCAGCAAGGGCCACCAACCGCCACTAGCTCATCAGGAAAGAGCGTCAACCCTTTAAGTTGAGTGTGCGAGGTTCGAGTCCCCGGTGGCGGTCCAGTGCCGACTTAGCTCAGTAGGTAGAGCAACTGACTTGTAATCAGTAGGTCACCAGTTCGATTCCGGTAGTCGGCACCATATGCGGGCATCGTATAATGGCTATTACTTCAGCCTTCCAAGCTGATGATGCGGGTTCGATTCCCGCTGCCCGCTCCAGCAAAACAAATGAGGTACAGGTTTTTCAGCACTGGCGTTTTTTTTCTCGCGGGAAAAGGTCTCGTATATCCCTTATCGCGCTCCCGAATTATAACGGAGACCAGTTATGATTTCGGTGCTGTGTTTTTTGACGCTATCGGAATAGTGCATTATTGGTGGGATTTTTGATATTTCCTGGCAGGGGCTGATTATGCACTATCCCGATGTTGTTAACATCACAAAATGAGGTGAACTCCATGTGCGGGGTGGTTTAAGTAGTTTAGCCGGGAAACTACAGTATCTGATGGAATGTCAGGTATTTCGGGAGGCACCCGACACCTCACTTGTATTATAATAATACTCTTCAGCACTTACTGATTTGACCACCGCCTTAGCAGGCGGTTTTTTTTGGTAATTTGCAGAATTGCATGCTGAATAAGCACTGCATCGTTAAAATTATAACTAATTCCGAATATGCTGTGCTTGCTTATTGTTAGTTTGCTTACATTTCTGTATCTTGCTGCACCGCAGGATTCCCCTGTAACGACGATTGTATGATGAATCATTTAAACTCTGTCATTTGCCAGCCAGTCTCTGGTGGCTGGCTTTTTTTGCAAGGTGTTCCAGTAATTCTGTCGTCAGGCTGGATTCCCACAGAACAAAAAACCGTCACTAACTCATCGGGTAAGAGTGCATAACACGTATTGTTGTTTTGTGGTGCGGGGTTCGAGTCCCCGGTGACGGTCCATTTGTAACGGTAAATATACTTTTAACAGGCTCGCTTCGGCGAGCTTTTTGTATGAGTTCAACCCGGTTTATATTGGCGAAAAAAGGGCGCGGCTGTCGGATTAAAGCCGCGGGACAAAGTCCATGAAGAAGAATAAGCATCTCTCTCCTCCAGAGAGACGTATTTATATTACTAAGCATTAAAAATGGTTTAAATCCTCAGATTAACCTTAATTTCAGGTAATTCTTATTTCATTTCTTTGCGTCACGCCCGGCGCACATCAAAAACCACAGAGCCTTTCAGGGGTGAGCTTACGGGATGGTCAGTGTGACTTTCTCTGTGGGCTGGTCACCCCAGGGCGGAGGCTCACCCACTAAAAGGAAACGTCACGATGTTTGGTATTTTCAAAAAGAAAACCCGCAAGGCCATTACCGAAGTGAAGAAGATGGAGAACCGCGACGCAGTGGAGGCAACCGTCTGGGGTGCGTATTCCATTGCATACGCTGACGGCACCTGTGACGCGAAAGAAATTGCGGTACTGGAGAAAACCATTGCAGCGCTTCCGTCCTTTGCGCCGTTCTCCGGTGAGATTGCCCAGATGAGCGCCAATATCCGCGCCCGTTATGAAGCGTCACCGCGTTCTGCCAATGCCGAAGCCCTTCGTCAGCTGGCTGATGTTGCAGGTACTGATGATGCAGTTAATGTGCTGTGCCTGTGTCTGGATATCGCAGACCAGGACGGCATTGGTCCGGATGAAGAAGCGCAGCTCAAGAAAATTGCTCAGGCGCTGCAGTTACCGCTGGAGCAGTATCTGTGAAAAGTGCGCGCCTTGTACTGGCTGCCATCCTGCTGTTTCTGGTAGTGGTGGTGGATTTCACCGGACGGCTGATGTCGGTGCTGGCAGATGGTGTGCTGGTGGCCCTTTTTTATTTACAGGAGAAAAAGTATGTCTGAACCCTTATCCGGTTCCGGCACGGCTGCGGCGCTCGGCGGGGCGACGGTATTCGGGCTGTTTACCGGAACGGATTTCGGGATTGTGTTTGGTGCGTTCGCCGGGGCGTTATTTGTGGCAACGATGCCGCAGGCGCTTTCAGCCTGGCGTGTGGCGGCGCATTTTCTGGTGTCGTTCATTGTCGGCGTGCTGGGCGCAGAGGTTCTGGCATCCTGGCTGGTAAAGCATACAGGGTTTGACGGTGCTCCCGTCGACGCACTGTGTGCAGTGCTGGTGTCAGTGGTGTCGGTGAAGATTCTCTCGTTCATCCACCAGCAGGATATTGCATCGCTGGTGTCCGGTGTGTTCTCCCGTCAGCGGGGAGGAGGTGGTGGTAATGGCAAATAATCTTCCCGGATTACTGAATGCGGCGCTGTGTACGGTTATCGTGCTGACGCTTTTTTTCTACCGCAGAAAAGCGTCCCGACACAAACCGCTGATATCGTGGTGTGCCTGGTGTCTGATGCTGCTGTATGCGATAACGCCGTTAAGTTATCTGTGTGGTCATCCCTTGCCGGCAGACTGGCTGGTGGTGGTGCTGAACCTGGTGTTTGGTGTTCTGGTGGTGCGTGCGCGCGGTAATGTTTCAAAAATTTTTGCCTTACTGAGTGGCTGATATGAAATCGAGAGATGAAGTTTTTGATGAAATCCTGGGAAAAGAGGGGGGCTACGTCAGTCACCCTGACGATACAGGTGGTGCAACGAAGTGGGGCATAACTGAAAAAGTGGCGCGGTCACATGGGTACCGTGGCGATATGCGTGATTTGAGCCGCGGGCGGGCGCTGGAAATTCTGGAGGCAGACTACTGGTACGGACCGAATTTCGACAAGGTGGCAAACCTGTCTGCGGACATTGCCGCAGAGCTTTGCGACACGGGTGTGAACATGGGGCCGGCAGTTGCGGCAAAGATGCTTCAGCGCTGGCTGAATGTATTTAACCAGAAGGGGATGCTGTATCCGGACATGGATACAGACGGGTGTATCGGCCCCCGAACCATTAACGCACTCCGCGTATTCTTGGAAAAACGCGGTAAAGATGGCGAACTGGTGATGCTGACAGCACTGAACTGTACACAGGGTGAGCGTTATCTGGCGCTGGCAGAGAAACGTGAGGCTAACGAGTCCTTTGTCTATGGCTGGATGAAAGAGCGTGTGATGATATAACAGGAATATATCCCGACCATTTGTAATGATGGTCGGGAGGTGCAATGAATCAGTGGAGAAGGTTGTGTAGTTTTAAATCCCCGTCGAGAATCAGGTTATTATTGTCCCTGTGCAGAACCAGCGTCTCGAGGTAATCAGATTTTAACCGCCATCCGTTCATTTTTCTTGCGATTTTTGACAGACAATGATTGTGTGTGAAAATCACAGTGACTTTATTCTGTTGTGAAATTTTAAGAATGTTATTTATTGCATCATCATCACAAGTTGACATCTCCGGGATAACCGGTGTTTTGCCACCTGAAAAATAAGTGGCAGTTTGTACGGTTCTTAGGGTATCTGTGGAATAGAGACCGTATGATGGAAACATGTTGTTGAATATTTTTCCATATTCCCGGGCTTTATTAGCTCCGTTTACAGTGATCCCTTCGTGGGCTGACAGACATTTGTTTTGAGAGCGATCGCATCTTTCTCCATGTCTGATGAGAAAAATAACCGGATATTGCCTGCTGATTTTAGTGACATCACTTCCATCAAGCATCACCGGCGTTCTGGCAAAGATTATGTATGAAATTACGGTGAGAATTGTGAGAAAAGATATGACTAAATATTTTTTTATGGCCTGAGTTCTCATTGGAATTATCCGGTTGGGAGGAAAAATAAAATGCAGGATTATTTATGGCAATTCTTAAGGAATCCTTAAGGGTGGTTCATGGCATGGACATCGCTTTGTTTTATTTTTCCCCCAGTGAAAGATGGTAATTGAATATGAAAAACAGCATTGCAATGTGTCTGACTGCTGTTGCTGTTCTGACCCCGGGATGGAGGATATGAAGCAAAAGTACGGGACACACAGGATGCCGCGAACGGCGGCGAAATGGGCACTGGTAGCGATACTGGTGCCTTTTTTATTGGCGGGATGCGTCAGTCTGGATAAGGCGCGTCAGCTTTTTGATGCTGCCTCTCAGGTTTGTGAAATAGTCGATAGTGTCCGGCAGTGTATGCAGAACTGATTGCCTGTAAGAGCAGAATATTTTGCTGAAAAATGAAGGGGTGTCCGCGTCCGGAAAGCATGAAATTCTGCTGCGTGTACCAATTTTATCTTATTCATTCTAAATCTTGCCGAATCAAGCAACTGCCCGGGCGGCAAGGGGCATTTTTATCCGGAGGGGATATGAAGAGATTACTGGTAACCGTAAAGCCCTTTAACGGAACGATTCCATTCAGGGTTTTGCAGCGTGGACGTGTTCTGGTTAAGGATATCTTCAGTGGTAAATGCACGGAATGTTATTCCCGGACATATGAAGTGGATGCCACGGATGAAGAAATTTCTGTTGAATGTGATCTTAACGCGAATATGGCGGAGATTGTAACAGCCACGTTGTTGCCTGTTTAATGAATGACATAGAATGTCTCTGGGTACCCAAAAGGAGAACACTATGTTTGTAGAAAATAACCTGAAGGCTGATCCTGATAATCAGGGATGGGTTCTGGGTTGGGCTGTTGTACGTGATTGGATTTGCCCCTATATTTCCAGACACCTGTTATCACTTAATCCATTACTGGCCTGCTGCCGCAGATATTCCCGTGGCGAGCGATAACCCAGTG